TTACCGTAAAGAGCAATCGCCAACGTATCGATATCATGTTCCGCCATTTCTATCTCAACACTAATCGGATTAAAAAACGTATTCGTAATTATAATGTTTTGATTTGGTTGTCCGATAAATGGAGTGGCACTAGGTTTGTTGGAAGGTGCGCTCGCGGGTGATACTGTACAAAATAGTAAGTCACTACCACTTTCTACGTATCTATATCTTATAGATTTTTGTGAAGAGTTTGTTAGGTTAGTAACTACGGGTTCACAATAGAAGGAAGATGTAATTATTCTATAAAAATTAGTTATTTTACTACCATCATCATTTAGGTATTCTACTCTGTGACCAACTAATCCCTGATTAATAAATCTATTTCTATATTGCGAAGGAACCTGATTTAAATCAACGATAATACCCTTAACATTAGGTAATGAAGATAGAACTCCACAATCTGTTATCGTTGTTCTTATCTCTACAGGTCTAATATAAAGTGTATAAATACCTATTTCGTTAAACTCGTCGGCTGGTAATTTTAAATTATACATACCTCCTAATATCTCCACATTAGCATTACCACCAGTACTGTCGTTATGAAAATAAGGCGTTAAAATGTCACTCGCGTTTAGTTTTTTTAACTCAAAATCGTTAGTAACGTCTCTTGAGGGGGTGTAGTTCAGTATTATCTCCACATCTTCGGGAGACATATCTGATGGTCTTGTTGTTCCGTATGTTCCTAACGCCATTTTACTCTTGTTCTTTTATTTTAAAGAAACCGTACCCATAAGATACTAAGTCTCCCATATTATCGACTTCTCCGAGTCTCTGTATTCCTTCGAAAGCAGAAATTTTACCTCTATCAATAAATATTTGGGATTGTATTTCTGGCGACGATACTACTCCAAATAATACTTCTTCTTTCGTAATTGGTTCTGCAGTAATCATATCCTCAGTTAATCCACTAGATTCCATGACAAAAACGGTCTTTTTGTTAGGATAATCAAAATAATTTACGTCTTGTATTGTATATGCAGTATATGATTCCGTAATCTCGGTGACTCTACCGTAGTTTTCATTTTTTCTTTTTACGACAACAGATGTGTCATATTTTGTTGGTCCGTATAGTTTTAGTTCAGTTAACTTGGAAGATGTGTAACCTGATATATTAAATGTCTCATTACTAGTCTGACCTGAAATAGTATTATTAGAATCGCCTGTAAAAATATAATTAGCATTAAATGAAACATTTGCCCAATTTCCTGACTGTGGTGTAAAAGTGACCTCATTAGGTTCATTATTAATTTCAACAGGAACATTAGGTAGTGTTACTTTTTTACTTATATTTGTAACCCCCCATGGATTTTTTTGTGTTAATTTTATTAGGTAAGTGTCATCAACGGATGGATAGGTATGTTCCATATAATCAGGAAAAACCGCGGTAAATGGTTCAATTGTTCCATCTCCCCAATTAATTTCATAAGTAGATAATTTTAAAAACTTTTTAAACTCATCTGAGGTGTTATATACTTTAATGTTATATTGGTTGGTGGTATCCCCGCTAACTGAAAAATTACTTACCACGTCTTTTTGTAATATAAAACCGTCAAATCCACTATAAAAACCCATATCATCAAAGGTTTGCTTAAAAACTATGGGTATGGTAAGTCCTGTCAATAAACTACTTCCACCTGTACCACCACTTAAAACTGCAGTCATCGCAGAATATACACCAAAAGTATTTCCACTATAGGTTTTTTGGAAAACATCACTTTTAAGTGATTCTGGAGATATTTTTATAAAATATTTTTCTTCATTCATCACGGATTCATATATTCAAACCATTTTATTTCTGAGTTAGTTCCTACTCTTTGATTTGTTTCAACATCAAACACTTCATAAATGTATTTTTCTGTGTCTAACTGAACTTTATAATAAAAAGACTTACTTTTATCGAAGTTGAACCTCTCAGATATTGAAGTTTGTCTTTTATTTAAAAATCTACTGAATTGACCTGTTTTCGCATTAAAAAACTTTGCTCCCATATAAAACGTATCGATATTTATGTAGTTTGGGTCCTTTAACCAATAAATGAAGTAACCCTCTTTATCCCCAATAAAGTCTAAAACGAAATTTGGTTTTTTTATCTCTACATTCGGTGGAGCTAATAATGGTGATGACGGACCCGAATTACCAATACCCTGTGGGTCGTTGTTAATATCACCTCCAGACCCCTGACTTTGCGTAGATATACTCGGTGTCGGTGTTATAGAAGGTGATGGACCGGGGGGCCATGGTGGGTAAGCGGGTGGTAAACCTGATGGAGTAATACTTGGTGTCGGTGTTGGTTCTACGCAACCACACCCAGAGGTACCCATTTGATTAAGGTCACTTATGTAAATAGATAATTCAGGGTCAGGTATTATTGTTTCGGTATCTACATTTATAAGTTCATAACAAATACCCGCAGAAGTTACAGTGTAATTAGTATTTGGATAATCCATTGAGTTAAACAAGTTAATATCTAAATCTCTATATAATATTTGTGAGTTACAACTACTAAAAGTCGCTTTATATGAAGGACCAAACGTAGTATTTGAATCTGTTTCTATTTTTGTATCATCTTCAACGATAATTCTTAAACCTGAATCACCTCCGCCAGGTGCAATAGAGGGCTGTGTTGGTCCGTTAACAAATGGGTTTGATATTATCGGGTCTGTATCCGAATTTCTAGTTTCTCCTTGTTGTGTGGGTATTATTATCGTTAAATATAGTTTTTGAGTCTCACTATCTGATGTATCATAAAGGTCCAATTTAAAGAAACTTCTTTTAAAAGAATTTGCGTTGTAGTAAATTTCGGCCTCTGTAAAACATTCTCCACTAAAATTAGGATTTTCAGTAAAAACATAGTCATTCACATATATTGAAGTAGAGACAGAGGTCTCATTAGCTATGTCAGTATTTCTATTGTAAAATGAGAATTGATATTCAATCGATGACTTTATTTCGTTATTTTTAATCCAGTCTTTATGTGAGTATCTAGTCACCTCAAAATCCTCAATAGGGTTTATCACTTCTTGTAATACCTCATCCTCATACTTATCTACCAAGTCATCTCTACCAAGCATGTCGTTTTTTATCTCAATAGGAATATTGAGGTATCTGTCTCCTGGTTGTATGTTGAATCTGTACTTATTCACAGTCATCTATTAATGGTGAGTAAATCACGTTATTATAATTATTTAAATCTTTCGCCATCGGAGATAATAAGAATAAAATATTAGTGTATGGATAATGACATCCGTTTAAAAATGGGTGATTGTATCCGTTACCATCCGTATCTATAAAGCCGTATGGATATATATCTCTCCATCTCCACTGATTATCGTTTTTTGATAAAAATGAGTAATCAGGTATTAAATCTACTTTATCCACGTCTCCTGTTTCTACATAGTCAGAATACGCAGCAATAGGAATTTTATAATGTGGTTTGTATGCATAACCACTCGGTAAAGTATTAATACTATTATTATCAAATATCTGCGGGTTATATGATATCTTATGGTTAATCTCACTTAATTCAGTCTCGGCACCTTCGTAGTTATTATATTCACAAACCCCACCCATAATTTCATCACCTTTACTTAAATTTTCGTTATAGTAAAAAGTGGTGTCATTAATAGTATATTCACCAAAGGGTATATTGTCTCGATTACTGTAGTTGTCTACATCCCACCAACTATCAATATCATTTTTTAAGAAGTTCATATCCCACCCAACTTGTAATCCTGTATTACTTGGGTTATTACCCAAATATGGATTATTGAACCATCCCATATATCCTTTATTAATTATCGTAACAAACAACTCCGTTATTGGTCTATCTAAATTATCTTTTAAACCACTTAAATCAATATCTTCATCAAAAGAAAACCCCACGGTTAATGACCCATCCTTAATTGATGTCCGTTGTATATTATTTGGTGTCAGTCCTGAATATTCTAACTTCTTTTTGATTGGGAATGGGTTGTTTTCAAAACCCATCTTGGTTACGTCAGCATTGGTGGTGTCTGTCAAAATTTTATGAACTTTAACGTAGTAATTAGATGTAGTCTCTTCTTTATTATTAATGTCGCCAACCCTTCTAAAATTTCCAGTGGAGTAGTTACCAAAAAGAACACTTTCAAAACCATAATTAAAGATAGAAAACACTTTATCTTCATTACCGTATGAGTTATCACCTAAAGTATAAACCTCAAAATATCTCTTACCATCTATTTCATCCTTTGTATAAATCCAATCACCAATAGATAGATTATGTTTAATACCACAATAAAAAGTTATTAGATTTTTACCTGAATTTTGTCTATTAAGTATGTAGTACGGTACCCCATCGGTAACTACAAAATTATTAATGGACGTACCACTACTAAAGATAACCTTATGTTTCATAAGTTGGTCCTCTTTATTCTTATAACCGTAAGAAACATAACTAGTCCAATTATATGTTGTCGCACTTTTATTAATAAACGGGACATGACCTTCAATTCCCCTTGTTCTGTAAAAAGTAAATTCATCATATTGTGGATAACCTTCCCATATAATAGAACCATTTTCTAAATTATTTAATTCGTTTGTGTAGTATAAATTATTCTTAAATGGGGTGTACTGAGTCCCTCCCGATATTACATTATCAAATATATTTGTAATTTTACCCACTATTCTAAACTTACTAGACTTTTGTCTTTCATCGTCAAATTGTTGTTCTAAATTTAAAATTTTGGTTCTGTCTCCCTCAACTTTATTCCTTCTATTACTTTGTAAATCTACATCAATTCGCATATCGGAGTTTGAAGACCCAGCAAAACGGTCCTCACCCCTAACAATCCGAATTTCGTTAGATTTTTTATTACTCATTCTAAGTTAAAAATATATTTCTTTATATACCTATTCATTGCGGTTTTACCTCTTCTTAAACCAAAGTAAAAATGAAATGGATTACCCACTTTAAAGTTACCTTTAGCCAAATCGTCTGATAGTAAGTCAGAAATTACACCACCAGAAGAGTCTTCACAACTATTGGGACTATTCACTGGAAATTCGTCAAGTTCGGAATCACTACTACTTCTATTGTAAATATAACCAAGCCCATATCCTGAGTTAGGTTTCATATATTTTCCACTACCTTCAAAGAAGTCGTCCCCTTGATAAGTCGACGCATATATACATGACGTTTCCCATGTGTTTTGTTCAGTACCGAATAGTCCATTATCTTTTATCCTCCACATATAAAAAGGTATCACTTGAGAATTAGGGTAACCAAATGAATTAGTTGGTCCCTCAACTTCTGTACCGAATGTGGTAACTCCGTTTGTAATTAGTCTTCTATTCTGAGTATTAGAACTAAACCATATTCCAAACCTATCATCCTGTACGGTAATACTATCTTCATAGTTACCGTCAAGATAAGGTATAACCCCAAATTCACTGTTTATACTTATCATTTGAGCAAAATCACCATCAACTCTTGAATCAAAAGGATTGGTTATAAAGTCGGCAAATGCAGTGCCGTCAGCTATTGTATCAAACTCTCTTGAGAATATCGCCCCCACACTAGCGTCCCCCGCTCCTAATAATGTCTCTAAGAAACCTGCATTTGCAAGTCTTGATACCGCAAATAAGTTTATAATCGTACTTATATCCTTATATGATGATGACGTAACTAAATCAATAAAATAACCCTCAAACTCAGGTGAAAATGATATTTCTTTAGTAAACTCATCTCTTGGACCTAGCTCCATTATTGTAGTAGGACTCCATATATTTTTTTTGTTTTGCCCTGTGTAGTAATTTCTACCCGGTTCTTGTCCAACAAATTGATTACTCTCGTCATCATATGGAGTACTTCTATAGAAGAATGAGTTGGTATCAGTATTAAAGTATAGTGGTCCCTGATTCTTTCTGTTATCCCAAAATTGTTGAGGGTCACCACAATACCTATACCTTGTTGGTTCATTATCGCTATTAAATAATGTTTGTTTTTGTATTGCGGGCATATATAAGGTTCCATTTAACCAGTTATTTTGAAACATTTCTCCAATAATTCCTTGACATAGCGCATACATAAACCTTATCCTAACTCTCCATTCAAAGAACATAAGGATATCTCTTGGTATTGAGATAATAACCCTCTTAATAACAAACTGATAGCATCCGTTTACAACTCGTTCAGGACCCGTCCATACTTCATTTTCACTTAAATAACAAGGACTCGATATATCAAAATCTTCCCCATCCCCTTCGTAACAACCTAAAGGAACCATCCCTCCACAACTAAATGAAGAAATGACGTTAGCTACGGTTGAGTTCGCGTCTTCTAAATCATCAGCAGAATTACCACTACCATCCGCAGCTCCTATAACTTCACCTTCAGGTGTTGTAATAACACCATCATCACTTATGAAATACGTTTTTTGAATATTATTCATATGTAATGTGTATCTTCTGAATTCTTTTGCGTCACTTTCAAAATTTTCAAAGAAGTCACTCGATGGTAATCTATCGGAACGGAATACAATTTTATTGGATTGTGACATCCATGTGTGTGGGACTCCATTAGGGTACGTACCGTCACCGTTTTGTTCGTAATTTTTGGGTAAGTACAATGGGGAGACGCTTGTAATTCTATGTGCTGAAGAACCTAATTCTCTACGTTTTTTATTATTGGAGGTTCCGACAAAATCAGCGTATTGGTATCCGCACCCTTCAATCCTTTTTTGCATCCAAGGGTTCAACCCTGATTCAGGGAAGTTTTCATCGGGTAAGCTCACACCAAAATCACCCATGTAACCCGGCATGGCGTTACTTATTTGTCCATCAAGTGAACAATATTTATTAAAACTGTATGTTTTAAATGGTTGCCAATTTGACGAGTTTGGTGTAAATGTGTATGAAGAGTGATATAGTTTGTTCGCGTCACTCCAGTTACCTGACCCTCCTCCGTTATTCGAAGAGTACCACTTTAAACTACCAGGACTGTCTATTTCATAGTGTGGTGTTGGAGATTCACTATTTGTCCACCATTCATCACCACTACCTCCCCCGTTAGGTTGAATCGGTATATTCATATAATAATCACCTTCAACTACTCTAGCACCTACGTAATCGTTCTGACCGTTGATACCAAAACCGAATAATTTAGATAAATCGTATCTCATTTTTTGTCTCGGAGTATATACATCAACACCCCTAACAAAAAAGGCGACAACAATATTTTCATAATCATCGTATGACTCAGTAACCTTTAAATTAGATATAAACCCTTCTTCTTCAGAAGCTTCTTGTTTACAATTAATCTTACTTCTATAGGTCCTTACGAATTTTTTCAATAGGGCATCGTTTTCAAATTCCTTTAATTGCGTACTCATCTCATTCAATGTCATCGATGTGAGTACTTGGAAGTATTCAACCCCACTTTTAAACGTATAATAGGATGTGGTACTTGTATTAATTAAATTCGCATACCCAACACCAGTCTGTCCATTGGCCTGAACATATGGGACTTCCACTTGAGTATATGTGTTTGGGTTACCATTGGTACTTCCTGTAATAGACTCATTACCGAATTGGTTCCCGTTCTCATATGTGTTAACGTTGGGGTCGTTAATTTCATTTAAATCGTTAAAGGTCATTAGTGAACCTGTAGTTAGGTTGGTACCTGGGTCAAATAAGAATACGTTACACATATCTGTCCAAGGAGCGCCGTTTTGTGGTCCAAAGTCATCGTTAACACAACTAACTTGTATTCTATTTGTGGTCTTTCGTGATGAATAATTAGACCCGCCTGGCATGTTATTAAATAAACCATTCATACCCGCGTCACCAAAATACATACGTCTTCGATTCATTAAATTTAACGCCTGTGCCCAAGTGGGGTTATATTGGTATGCCCATCTTATCTTATATTTCTCATCATATACGTCTTTATAAACGGGGTATGCCGGTGATTTATACCACTCGAATTGGTCGTTTTTATTACCATTGTTTGGTACATTAGCGTCATTTTCTTTTATTATATTTTTATAAAAACTGTTATTATCATCTCTATTATCATATCCCGAACCAAGCAACCTTTTTGACAACCTAAATAAGTACGAGTTATCAAGTACTTCTCCACTACCGTAATCATTAACACATGACTGATTAAGGTCTGGGTCATACACATAAGCGTTACTAGATGTCGCATCTATAATTGCACCGAAAGCAAAATTAGCTTCAGTTTCAGCCGCAGACTGTTCCTGCTCACTACTATTATCGGTACTTTTTGTAGTACACTCACAAGCCTCACAGTCTGGATACGATAACATAGGTAGTGCTATAGTTTTAAACGGGTTCTCTTTTGGTAATGGCGTTAGTGTTGATTTTTGACAGTCTAAGTTTACCCCAGGTATCCAAGCGACCGCTTTACATAATGCATATATAATACCATTAATTATTGCGACTATAATGTTTATTATTATTCTTAGTATCGGGTAAAGAAATGCAAGAACGTGTGAGATTATAATTAAAGTAATTAATGGTACTGTTATAATACTTAATAAGAAGTTAAATATAAAAATGAAAGGACTCCCACTTCTAACGGCATCGTTAACTGGTGGAGTGTTATTAAGTGACTTACAACTGTCATCATTAATCTGTTTAATTCCTAAATGTTTTTTTCTATTGAATCCCCATTTAAACCTGTCAATATTACTCGCAACCGTATAAACTTTATTATAATTAAATTCATAGAAACTATCATTACAATTTATTGCGGAATCACTGTCATAATAGTCCTCCCAATCTAAAGAAAAGGCATATGATTTATTTCTTTTCTCTTCTGATGGTAAATCGTCAATCGTACTACCCGACCAACCATGTTCTTTAATATTAGGCACTAGAAAGTTAGCTCGTATAACATCTTCTTCTAACCCACCTTCATTTTGATACTTTATTTTAAACCTATATTTACCTTTTGTTGGGATTCCGTTTTTTGGGTCTATTGAAATTATCTGCTCCCCAAATTCATTTGTGGTGACGTAGTTTAGGTTCATAGGTAGGTCTATTAACCAAACACCCTCATCATCAATTACATTTCCACCCTCTTCAAGTTTATACTCTTCTATAATAGGTTTACCACTAAAATCAACGTCAATTGTTTGTCTAATAGCCAAAATTTGACCCGGACCAGTTTCTAAATTACATAAACCACCTGTTTTATTTTTTGGTTTACAATTGGCCCTTAGGTATTGGTCTTTTACTGTTGATATTAAAGACCCCATAAATATTGATGTCGGTTTTATTTCAATCCCCTCATCTCTCAAGTCAAAATCAGTACGGGTTAATCCTACATCACACAAGTCGTTCTCACCCCAAAACGGATAAACTTCAATTTCTTTAACAACATTCACTAATTGTGGTAAACTATTTAAGTCTTCACTTGCTTTAAACTGTTGACCGTTAAACTGAGTTTCAACTCCTCTACCCATCCTAATTAAATCTGCAGGTCTTAATGAAAACTGACCAATATTAGAAAGGTCTAAGTCCATTACTATTTTTTGCTGACCTAAAGGAACACCAAAAATCATAAAATCTCCCGATTCATTAGTTTTTACAGTGTATTTGTAATACTTCTCATAAACTTGTAAAACTTCACTCCTAGTTAAAACATCATCTCTAGATGGGAATGTCCCTGTCGGTGTATGCCCCCCGTATTGTTGTTCGTAAGGTAATAAGTTATATCTATACCCATCTTCATTCTTATCTATTATTTTTTTATAAGGGTAAAGTGTAGAAATTATCGGGTCATTAGCGTCTTCATTATCTAGTGGGACAAATATTGAAATGTTGACGTTCGGAACTCCGAAGCCTCCATTAACTACTACCCTACCAGCGACAACACCATAATCCGCACAAAACCTATCATACAAATCCTCTTGTCTAAACTTTAATGACAAAACTTCTAAGAAATCAAAGTCCTGGTCAATATTGAGTCTGACTTCTTTGTCGACCCCTACTTCTGTTCTAAACCTATATGATTTTGACATAAAATACTTTTAAGATAAATAGTTATTCATCTTAATTTTAATTTTAAAAAAATAAAAGTATATGAATGCGTTATGAGAACTCTACGTTCTTAAGTTGTTTGATTCTGACTTTAATATCTTTTTCAGGAAACCTTATCTGATATATCTGATTAGGTTGTGCAAAAATAGTATCATCTATCAACTCAATTTGTTTAGAATTTTTATTAACGTATCTTTGAGATGTCTCGGACGATGAGTATTGACCTCCTGTTTTATTAAACACTTTTAAATCCGCCAATGTACTAACTCCTGGTATATCTTGTATAATTCTTCTAATGTCAGATATGTTAACATTTTTACCTAATAAATTAGTCATCGGAGATAAGTAAGATTCGACACTATTAACTATACTAGTTACAACCTGTCCTTGGTTTTCTGTGGATGTCATAGCAACACTGAACTCAAACTCTAAATCAATAACATCAGCACTCCGTATAGATATGTAATCATTTATCATACGATAATTAGAAAGGTAGTTAGCAATATTATCTTTTAATGTTTTAGACACATTACTAGTTAACTTTCTGTTTGAGTCGTATGATAATACTTCAATTTTTATCTTATTATCTTCCTCAACAATCGCAGCCTTTGCAGGTGCACCAAATCTACTTGGCATCGTTCTTATTAAAGAATTATAGTCGTTTATAGTAACCGCTCTTTTTTGTGCTGAAAAGTTATAAGTTACCATATTTCTAACCTCTTCTGTTGTAGGTAAGTCACCTCCTCCGATAGCGGCGGTTACATTATTACATCTTAAACTTTGAATTACATTCTGATTAATGTTCTGTGATGGTCCGTTTACCGCAAAATTTACATTACCGATTTGATTAATCGTATTAACCCCTATATTTGATGTCGCACCACCTCCGATTCTATATTTAACAAATAATGTCGTATTCGCTTTAACTGTTTTACCAAGTGCAATGTTGTTTTGATAATCCTGTAACCTTAATGGTATCCCCGTTCTTGCAAACTCGGCAAGTTGGTCGTCAGCGGTTACGGTAGCACTACCAAATTGGACTCTACAATATCCTTCAGGTGTGTATTCGGATATAAATCTGTTTTCAGTCTCTATATATTTTCCGACTTTTATACCTGGATTGTCTGACGCCTTACTTGGGTCTTCAACAAATACCGTATTTTCTGCTAACGCATCGACCTCATACCATTTATCGGGTGAAGTGATAAACTCATCATATGTCGGCGGACTAGAATAGGATGTCCCATCTTTTTGAATTAAAGATGTTATACTTATTACATTTTTTTCAGGTAAAAAGAAATCGTAAAATGGTTTTACATCGTTACTATTAATTACTTTTTTGAAAACCTTTGTAGTTCCATTAACAACCACTTCTCTTTTTGTGATGGTATAATTTACTATTCTATTATTAGAATCAAAGTTCGGTATTTTAGTTCTGTTTGGAAACCCTTTACTATTATACTGAGTACTAAAATCAATATCGTCTTGATTTTCGAATATCTGACCAGCACCTATGAACTGAGAGCCCGACCTTATAATTCCTAAATATCTACTATCTTCTTGGTCCCCAAAAGCAGGTACGGTTATAGAAACGTCAACCAACGCAATTGACGGTCGGTTTCCAGGTATCTTTAGTCCGTATGTTCTTGCTATATTATATATAGATGATTTTTGTTGAGCATACTGTAGAACAGTTTCTTGAACACTTCTGTCAATGTGATAATGTAAATTATCTCCAATTGCAGCGTTTAAATCTAAAAATACAGAATAAACTGACGCATCATTAAAATTATCAATTAATTCAGGATAATATTGACGTGTAAAATTAATAAGGTCTTGCCTTAGTCCTTCAAAATCTCTATCTGTGTATGATATTTTACGATTAGCCATTTACCTTAAATATTAATAATAATGAAATCTCTCGTATCAAATGTACTATCTTTGATTGAATAGTCTATTTTAACTTTGGCGGTGTACTCTTCAACCCCCTCACCCGCTGTTCTAAATATATCAAACATTTCATATGTTGAGCTCTGGTCCTCGACGTTTAAATCACCTATAGGACTCTTATCATCCTCACTATATGGTTCAATTGTGATATCATTTATCTGTAGGTTAGGTATGTATTTATCACACGCTATTTGTATATCTGACTTTATTGCGTCAAATGTAGGTCCATCCATAGGTTCAAAAATAAACTCATATATTCTAGTTCCAAAATCAGGTAAATAATATCTACTACCCTTTCTTGTTAATATTAAATGAAGTAAATCTGCCCTTACTTCTTCAGGTACATTTTCTGTTAAGTCTAAGTAAGTACCGTCAGTACTTTCTCTAAAAGGAAAATTTACACCATAAGTTTTCTTTATCGCCATAACAATAAATATAACTTAGAGTATTTTTATAAAAAAACCCGTGTTAAACACGGGTCTTTTTTTATCCTTCACATGCGACACATTGTAGGTCATTTAAATTCAACTTCTTTCTTGCAAATGCCTGAGCCGAGTTCATTGAGTGTTGGTAGTATAGTGTTTTAACTCCTAACTTCCATGAATCAATCAATAACTTATTAACATCTCTTGTCGGCATATCAGGAGATACCATTAAGTTTAATGACTGCGATTGGTCAATGTATTGTTGTCTGACCGCAGCCTGATTAATTATTGACGCTTGATTGATTTCTGAAAAAGTTCTAAAAACATCTTTTTGCTCGTCACTTAAAAAATCTAAGTGTTGTACTGAACCGTCTTTCTTTTTAATCGTATCCCACACTTCTTTAGTGTCTTTCCCTATTTCAAGTAACAGGGTTTTAAGTATTGG